CAATGCCGACATATGAACAGTTCATCAGCCCAAAGCCGCGTGTGGTGGCTGAGCTCGATGAGGCGCCCGTCGAGGAGGCAGCGCATAAAAGTAAGGGGGTACGGGGGACGCAGGCGAAATCGCTGGCACAAGCGTTTGTCAGCGGCGTCGCGGCCGCGTCTGGCGTCCACCGCACGGCCGAATCGAGCCTCGCCGTGGCCGAAACCCTTGCTGAGCAAGGCGTAGAGCCCGAAGCGGTGCGGGATTACGCCATGCAGATGACGCTCGAGGCCCTGAAATCCGGGCGTCAGCCGCCGCTCACGCTCAATCAGGTGGCGTCATGGGCTGGCTTGAGCTAGAGTTACAAAACCCAATCGGGGGATTAGCTTCGGGCATCCCGCAGCTACCTCGAGGTTGGCCCAGATCGGGCCGATTCGGCCTCGAGACCCCACCCCTAGGGGGGGCACCCCGGCCTTACTCACAGGGGGGCCTCGCGCAAAATTTTAGGAGTTTTGCCCATGAGATGTAATTGCGCCGATTGCCAGCGCCGCCGCGCGCTGCACAAGGCCGAGGAGCCGGACCCCATCGTCGCAACCGTGACGCGCCGGTTCCACGACCGCAGCGCCGAGGGAATCCGCCATTACGGATGCACGATGGCCGAGAACGACGCGCCGACACGCCAATGGATCATCGACGCGCAGGAGGAGCTGATGGACGCGATCCTATACCTGGAGCGCCTCAAGCGGGATTTCCCACAAAATGCCTGACGCGGGCTGGCGGACATGCCCGGAGTGCGACGGCGCCGGCTACGAGGAGGTTATGCGCTACGGCGTCAACGGCCACGGGCCGTGGGTGACGTACTCCACGCAAGATTGCGTCGAGTGCGACGGCTTAGGCGAGATCCCCGATGACTGACAAACCCGTATCCGTCCGCGAGGCGCGCGCCGCGCTGCAAAGTCAGGACGACGAGCGCCGCGAAGCCGTGCGTCAGGAGCTCGAGGCGATTGCCGCGTCCGAGATCACGGACATTGTGGCGTGGGATGAGCACGGGCGCGTCGCGTTCAAGGGCTCTGAGCAGCTCAGCCACGGCGCGAGGAAGGCGGTGAAGCGCGTGAAGGTCACGGCGACGCAGCATGGCCACAACGTCGAGGTCGAGATGCACGACAAGATCAGTGCGCTGCGCCTGCTCGCGAAGCACCACGGATTGCTCGAGGCGGACCCGAATGTAAATCGCCCGACGTTGATTGGTATCAACCTGAAGGGGCCTGAGGAAGATGAGCCACTGGACGACAACACTGATTAACGAATTGCGTCGCGAAAAAGGCTGGACGCTGTTCCAGCTCGGTATCGAGGCCGACGTGCCGAGGCAGACGATCCAGAACGTCGAGCTGGGCGAGCATGTCCCGAGTGTCGAAACCGTTGACAAGTTACTCATGGCCTTGGGCTACGAGCTCGAGGCGCAACCGCTGGAAGCCGATGGCCCGCCGAAACGCCGATAACTCCCCTCGCCGCAAGCGCGGCGCCCCTGACGCCGAAACGCTTGGGTCGCTGAACCTTGATTTCAGCCAATCGCCTACGACGTGGAAATTCCTGGCTGATGATAGCTTCTTTCGCGGCCTGCTGGGTCCGGTGGGCAGCGGCAAGTCGTATGCTTGCGCCGCCGAGGTGATGCTGCGCGCCGCGAAGCAGCCCGCCTCGCCGAAGGACAATATCCGTTACAGCCGTTTCGTCGTCGTGCGGAACTCGTACCCCGAGCTGCGAACGACGACGCTCAAGACATGGACCGAGCTGTTTCCCGAGAGCCAATGGGGACCGCTGCGTTGGTCGCCTCCGATCACGCACCATATCAAGCTGCCGCCGCGCGACGAGGTGCCTGGCGTCGATTGCGAGGTTATTTTTCTGGCGCTCGATCAGCCGAAGGATGTGCGCAAGCTGCTCTCGCTCGAGCTGACCGGCGGCTGGGTCAACGAGGCCCGTGAGCTGCCTCTCGCCGTCGTACAGGGCCTTACGCATCGTGTGGGGCGTTACCCCACCAAGAGCAACGGAGGCGCGCCGTGGCGCGGTATATGGGCCGATACGAACCCGATGGATGATGACCATTGGTGGTTTAGATTGGCCGAGAAGGAACCCGTGCGCGGAAAGTACAAATGGACGTTCTTCAAGCAGCCCGCCGGCATGGTCGAGGTCGTCGCCGATGCGCCGGAAGCGATACCCGCAGCGGGTCGCCATTGGGCCGTCAATCCAAAGGCCGAGAACATAAACAACCTGCCCGCCGGCTATTACGAGCAGCAGCTCGGTGGCAAGGATCTCGATTGGATCCAGTGCTATGTCAACGGGCAGTATGTTTTCGTGAAGGATGGCCGCCCGGTCTGGCCCGAGTACGACGATGTCACAATGGCGATGGAAGGTGTGCCGCTCGAGGAAGGCGCCACAATCCATGTCGGCCTCGACTTTGGCTTGACGCCGGCCGCCGTCTTTGGTCAGCGCAGCTCCGATGGCCAGTGGCGTATCCAGCATGAGCTGGTGACAGACGACATGGGCCTCGAGCGTTTCGGGCAGATGCTGCTTTACGAGCTCAACACGCGGTTCAAAGGTTGTGAGCCGATGATCTGGGGCGACCCCGCCGGCTCAAAGCGCGACGAGATCTTCGAGGTGACGAGCTTCGATCACCTGCGCACCCTTGGCTTGAACGCGAAGCCGACCGCCTCGAACGATTTTGGTGTGCGGCGGGAGGCGGGTGCAGCCCCCATGACGCGGCTGGTGGGTGGCAAGCCCGGGCTCCAGGTCGATGCGAGCTGTCGCCGCCTCCGCAAAGCGCTGGCTGGCGGCTATCATTTCAAGCGCGTCGGGATCTCCGGCGGCATGGACCGTTTCCGAGATGCCCCGAACAAGGACCAGAACAGCCACGTCGGCGACGCCTATGGCTATCTGCTGTTGGGCGGCGGCGAGCATCGACGCCTGACACGCGGCGCTTTTAACTCGCGCCATAACGCGCCGGTGCGCGCTTCGATGGATTTCAACGTGTTCTAAAAAAACGGGCCGCGCGCAAAAGCCACGGCCCGAGGTGTTAGGGAGGAGTCAAAATGAACCTTGCAAACCCTAAACGGTTCGTTTGATTAACGCAAGCATCCTCGAGGCCGCAATCCTGCGTCGCCTCCCCGCCACGGCCCGCGTGCTGCCGTTCGAGCGCCATCATGCCGTCGTGATGCGCCACGATAGCTTTCAGCAGTCGCTTATCGCGCGGATCCCCGACTACCTCGACCGCCTCGAGGCGCAAGCGGCCGCCGGCGCCGGCTTCACGATCCTCGAGCACGGCCGCGTTATGGCCATATTTGGCGTGACGCCAGTCATCCCGCTTGTTGTCGAGGCGTGGATGATGCGCGATTGCGACATTGCGGAACGCGGAAAGCCGACAGCGGTTGTGTCGCGGTACTTTTTTAACGCGCTCGATACCGCAACGGCGGTGCGGCGGTGTCAGCTCACCGTCGAGTGCTCAAATCTGGGCGCCCTGCGGTACGCCGAATGGCTAGGCTTTGAGCGTGAGGGCGTGATGCGCGCCTTTGGCAAAACCGACAGCTACATGATGAGCAGAATCTATGGGCGGCGTATTCTCGGCTCCGAAACCACCTCCTCCTGATCCGTCAATCGCGATCTCTCAGCAGAAGCAGGAAGATCGCCTTGCCAAGCAAGAGCAGCGCGCAGAGCAGCGTCAGGCATCCGAAGCGCGTCGCTTGCAGGCTGGCTCAGCGGCTCGCCGGCGTGGCGGCCTGTATCTCCTGCTTTCCGAGCAGCGTGATAACCCGCAGACGGGCCTCGACGACAAACTGGGAAGCTAAATGCGCCTCAAACCCGAGGACGTGCTGAAGCGCGCTGACCGAGCTCAGTCGCGCAAAGACCAATGGCGCTCGATCCTCGAGGAGTGCTACGAGTTCGCGCTGCCACAGCGCAACTTGTACGGCGGATATTACGAAGGCCGCAGCCCGGGTCAGGGCAAGATGGATCGCGTGTTTGATTCGACTGCGATCAATTCAACGCAGCGCTTCGCCAACCGCCTCCAGTCCACGCTGTTCCCGCCGTATCGCAACTGGTGCCGCCTTGTTGCCGGCGACAATATCCCCGCCGAGCAGCGCCGCGACGTGCAGGTGGCGCTAGATCTTTACAACGAGCGGCTTTTCGCCGTCCTGCGCCAGACCAATTTCGACCTGGCTATGAGCGAGTTCTTGATGGATCTCGCCGTTGGCACGGCCGTCATGCTCGTGCAGCCGGGCGACGACCTGACGCCGGTGCGCTTCGAGGCTGTCCCACAGTTTCTTGTGGCGCTTGAGGAAGGCCCGCACGGCAAGATCGACAACGTGTACCGCAAGATGCGGCTGAAGGCCGAGGCGATCCAGCAGCAGTGGCCAGACGCCGAGCTGTCGCAAAAGATCAGCGACGCGGTGCGCGACAAGCCGACCGACGAGATCGAGCTGCTCGAGGCGACGGTCTATATCCCGAGCGAGGATTACTGGTGCTATCACGTCATCGAGCCGACCGAGCGCGCCGAGCTGGTCTATCGCGAGATGTCGAGCTCGCCGTGGGTGATCGCCCGTTACATGAAAGTGGCCGGCGAGATCTACGGGCGGGGGCCTCTGGTTACGGCGCTGCCAGATATTAAAACGCTAAACGCGACCAAGCGGATGCTGTTACAGAACGCGTCGCTTGCTATCGCTGGCATGTTTACGGCGGCTGATGATGGGGTTCTAAACCCGCAGACCGTCACCATTGCGCCTGGTGCAATCATTCCCGTGGCGAGAAACGGCGGGCCACAAGGCCCAAGCCTAGCGCCCCTGCCCCGATCAGGCGATTTCAACCTCGCGCAAATTGTAATCAACGACCTGTCTGTCGCGATCAAAAAGATCTTGCTCGACGACACGCTGCCGCCGGACACGATGTCCGCGCGCTCCGCGACGGAAGTAAACGCGCGGATGCAGGAGCTCGCCAGCAACATGGGCTCCGCGTTTGGCCGGCTCATCACGGAAGCGATGCTGCCGCTGGTCGCGCGCGTCTTGAAGGTCATGGATATGCAAAACCTGATCGACATGCCGCTGCGGGTTGACGGCCAAGAAGTAAAGGTCGTGCCGATCTCGCCGCTGGCAAAAGCGCAGAACCTCGAGGAGCTCGAGAGCGTCCTGCAATTTATGCAGTACACCTCGCAGCTCGGGCCGGCCGGCATGATGGCCGTCAATCAGGATCGCGCCATCGAGTTCGTCGCCGACCGTCTCGGCGTACCGCCGTCGCTACTTTCGACGCCAGAGGAGCGCGAGGCGCTCATGGCGGACATGGCCGCAGCTATGCAGCAAGAGGAGGAGGCCGCAGCCGCGCCTCCACAGTAGTAAATGGACTGGAATGACCTGCTTGCGCCGCCGGCGCAGCTCGCCGTCGAAAACGAACCCGACGATCTGGACCGGCTATATGCCCGCGTATTTTCGACGCGCGACGGCAAGAAGTTATTGGCGCACCTGCGCGGTGCAACCATCGAACAACCAACCTGGTATCCGGGCGAGGACGCCAGCCACGGATACGCGCGCGAGGGGCAGAACAGCCTCGTGCGTGAAATCGAGCGTCGCATCTCACGAGTAAGGGAACAGCATGACTGACACCTCGACCGTCGAAACCGATAACGCCGAAAGCGCCGGTGCCGACGACAATCAGAGCCTCCTCTCAGCGAAACCTGTCGAAACAAATGAAGCAGCTCCTGCCGATGAAGTTCCGCACCTTGTTCAAGAAAGCGACAGCTTGGTTGAAGAACAAAGCGAGCAACCTGCGGAACGCCCTGCGAACATTCCAGAACAGTTTTGGAAAAATGGCAGCGTCGATACAGACGCGATGGCGAAGGCTTACAGCGACCTCCGCTCGAAAATGGACAGCGGTAAGCACAAGGCTCCAAAGGACGGCAAATATAGTCTGGACGCGGTTGAAGGCGTGGATGCAGAGGATCCGACGCTGGGCGAGTTCCTTGAGATCGCTCGCGACGAAGGTATGTCGCAAGGTACGTTCGAGCGTCTGACCAACTTCTACAT